GCCTTCAGGTATCCGGCGGGGGACGTGGAGGCCGCTACCCAAATAACCGTCCCCGAAGGAACCGCTGGCGGGGCAATGACAGGCAGCGGGTCAAGCAGCATCCAGTGCGTACCGTCGTACTCCACATCGGCCAGCTGCCCAGCCGCCAGCACGGCAGGAACTTTGACACCTGTATTGTCGTACTGCCTCAGCTGGGCGGAACCCAGGGCATTTACATTGATGGTATCCATGCCTGTACCCGCCGCGTGAAACTTCACGCGCAGCCGCAGGCCAGCGGTCAGTGATGCCGGGGCCGGGGTCAGGGCGGCCTGGTAGGCTGGGGGTATACCGGTAGTTGTTGCCGATGTAGCTAACTGCAATTGCGAATCAGTCTTTAATAATGGAACTCCATTATTTATGATCTCATTGAGATTCTGCATTGTTTGCAGAATATCAGCACGTGCAAGCGATGGATTATCACCTGGCGAATCGGTGTTTGTCAGGTTGGTAAGTGTAACTGGCCAAGTCATTCTGCTCTAAAACCTTTAATATAAACATCAATTGCCGGGGGGTCAGCCAATGCATTTAATGGATTGTAAAACTTGATATGCGGCCCTAATGGGTCATTTTTATCGACCACATCATAACCCCAATTGCCATTAACACCTTGGAAGCTAACGACTACTTCCTTTATCAATGAGTACTGGGCACTCAGTGGGACATTAATATCACCGACACCTAGGTATTTTACACCCAGCGCGGCTGGGCTAACTACCTGATTATTCAATGCTTCACTGATTAAATTGGCATCTCCAAACAGCGCAAGTGCTCTGATGTGTGGATATGCACCGGTAACGGTTATGCGGAACTTAATGTATCTGGCGACAATAATTGGGCCAGCCTGCGCCCAAGCACTCCAGGTTATGTTATCCGCCGAATAGGATACCTCAACAAGGTAAGCCCCATCTGCGTCAACAACTGCCACAGGCGCAATTGATATTACTGCCTGGACATCAATATATGGATGCTCGTATTGTATTACAGGCTGCGGGTCACTTGCCCACGCAGTCCAGTTTGCCCACGTTGCGGGCAATGTTGCCCATGTACTTTGATTATCAGCCCAAAGATCATCAACTTCAACATGGCAATTGGTTTTAATTCCAGGCCATCCGAGCAAATTGGGGTATATTGAAAATAGAGATCGCCCCAAACGCTGATCACTCAATTCACTTTCTATAAACTTTGCCGACTCTGACTCATTACCAAACTTATCAATTGTTTTAATTGCAAAAGTATAAAACCCAGCTAGTAATATATTTGTCTCATGTGGAGAGGCGGTAAAGAATCCATCATCTGTATCAAGTGGACGCATATCATCCCACCCCCAGCCAGTTCCCTGCCTGTATCTCAACTTGTAACCCTTCAAGTCAAGTGGCTTTGTCGTTACAGTCCAGGCCCAATTAAACTGGCGGGTACCATCACGTTGCAATACTATGTCAAATCTATCTACATTGACCGGCGGGAGTGCAAGCATTGATCCAGTAATTGTGTACGGATAATCGGTAACAGATGCAAGGGCCTGCTCGCCGCCACCGTACACATTAAAACTGGTGAATTTGAAATAGATTGTTTTGCCAATTAGAGACCAATCAAGTTCGCCAGATTTGGTAATCGCCTTATCCGCGCGCACAAAGGTTGCCCCTGTAATCTTGGCGAGTGTTTTAGTTGTATATGCACCCCTAACCAGACCTGTAAGTGTGTAAGCATTGGGCCCCGTAAGCGTGGCCGTCTCATGGGCAAGATACTCACCACCTGCGCCGCCAGATACGAAGCATAACGACTCTAGCAGCTCTGCCTCTTGAGATGTGGCACTGAACATTTGCCCACCAAGACCAGCCAGCTGCACTGAAAGCGTTCCACCAGTACCCGATGATAATGGGGCGGTCAGAGTACCATATCTGGCCCCTCCATGTACTGCGCCGAACTTTGTGTAGCTGATATTGTCGAGACTTAGCCATATGTTGCATCCACCCCATGCGGGCACAGTACCAGTAACAGCAACCCATACCTGCAAACCCCCGGTAGTCAACTCAATCGGGGGCTCAATAAATGCGGGCGGATAAACGTCCCCGGGATCTACGTTGTAATTGGTTGAATAACCCTGTCCAGTCGATGATGGGTAAAGAGTGGCACTTGACACACCGAATGGATAGTCTTCCGCTTCAATGGATAATAACCCTGATTCATCCTCTTCAATCATGGTTATTTTAATTGGCTTTTTATTCAAACCTAAAGCTAAATCAGTTACTGTAACCAAGTCCATTGGCTCCAATATCGCATATTTCCAGCCAAGCTTAAACGAATACGTGTTGCGCACGTAAAGCTCTCGTTGCAACAGAAGCTGCGCAACATTTCTCGCGACAGCAATATCACAGATTTGGTGGGCTTTAATAGGTTCTTTGGGACGTAGTCCATGCGCCTCTATATTCGCCTGATCTTTCGCCTCTACTATTTCGATATTATAGGCATTATTCCTATTAAGGAATTCTAATTGTATTTGATTGAATGAGTCCGCTGGGGTCATTCTCTTTACAACAATTGGGTCGCTATCCCCATTTGATACAATGTAATCATTGTCGCTAAGATCATAAATAGGAATGATATTGGGCGTATACGTTGCTCCATTACCTGTCGCCGACTCATCTCCAAGCGGTGCTATTTTTAGAAGACCCTCAGACCAAACAATCGAAGAATTGGTTAGGGTAACAATATCTTGTATTGTTTTTTGCACTTCCTCCTGTTCGCTGAAAACCGGGGATATAAACAGTCCAATTGAACGACAATAATTTGAATAATCAACAAGGCCGGATATTCTGCTTTCTGGAAATCCAGCACCGTACTGGGTATTGGTTAACAGGTCATAAATAATATCTGCCGGGTTTGCATCAAGGATGCCACTGCCGAATGGCATCTTGCCAATCACTTCAAAAGTGTGATTGTAAAGTTCAGCGTTTGTAGTCAGTGCATAATTGGCTGCGGCCACGTAGGCAGTTTGACTGTACCCAAGTGCCTGTGTTGGATGGTTTGTGGCCAAGTGCCCCCATGGGGCCTGTCCTATCGAACCATTAAAGAACGAGAACCCCAATGATGAAAGTGGGTCGATTGTGATACGCTCTTTTCCGCGCCAGACGGATACAATACCCCCGATCACTCCTTCGGCCAAGGCAATTGCTACAGCCGCCTCATATGTGTACTTGGTATCTTGCTGGCGCACACCTCCACCACCTCCACCCTTACCACCACCGCCGCTTACCGTGGTCGTCGTGGTTGCAATGGCTACAAAGTCTCCGTACCAGAGCAAATTTCCAGCCACTCTGTTTTGCCCATAAATAATAGGTAAAGACAACCCATAGCTGGACTGCTGAACCTGAAGCGCGCCCAGTCTTGTTTCGGATGTTGAAATGGTTGCCTGACTACTGTTACCGCCCATTTCTCTTCCCCAAAATTGAAAATATCACAAGGGGGCGATTATCAAATACAGGGTCGTTGATATCAGCGTAAACACATCCCTGCTTAATGTATGAATGAATTATTGTTGTACCGCCGATAAATATCGCGGCGTGAGAATAGCAACGGCCAAAACGCCAAGCAATAACATCACCGGGGCTTGGTGAATCGACCTCTGTGGAGTATTGCTCCAGCCACCCAAGGTATCGCTCACCAGACTGGTGCAAATGCCAATCTGGCGCGTATGGGCGGGGGTCGATGTATGGTATCAATCCAGAATCGTGATAGACCTCGCAAAGGAGCGTTGCACAATCTACCCCCGCGCCAATTACTCGGCCCTGATGATGGTAAGGTGTACCCAGCCATTTTTTTGCGCAGTCGATAATCACCGATGCAGTTGTCATATCGATACCTCTGGGGCCGGTATGTATGGGTATCCGCGGAACCTAATCAGATTATTGAACTTTGATGTGCAGGTTGTTTGCGTCTTGTCGCACCCGGGAAATACGGTGAATGTATCCCCAATTAATGGAGGAGTGGGCAGCTCCAAAGCGAATGTGAATTTCCCAGCAATAAATGATTTTACTGTTCTTTTTAATAAATTATTACCACCACTCGTAAAGGTAACAACACCCTGATCAAACCAACCATCAGGGTTTGCTAGGCCTGATTGTATGTATTGCCCAGTCGTACTATTTACCGTGGCAGAGCTGCTAATTGTGAACGCGACTTTATTAACCAAACAATTGGAATCATATACAGTTAACGAGCAAGATGCCTGATAAAGGTTTCTTGGCATTTTAGTGTTAAGTCTTTCAATAGATGATTTTACTGTAATATCTATTTTTGACCGGGTTGCGGATAAATCAGAGACCAGCCCAGAAAACAATACAAGAGTACCAACTGGCGGCAGTGCCCAATCAGTCATAAAGGCCCTCTCTATCAAGACAACCGCACCATCAAGACGGCCATCAATAGCCGCAGTCATCCATTGAACGCCGTCAATAAAATGATTATTGCTTGCCTTAACTTCAAGGTTAAGCGTATCTACCTCTATTCCAGATACTGAACGTATCGAACCGCGCTCGACAATTACATTGTCGTGCAAAAAAGTGTTTAATCCAACGGTAATTGGAATATCAGCACTGGTGTACCTATAAACACCGCCAGATATTAAGCTTATCGTAAACAAGTCAGCCATAATAAATTGCTCGCTTGAATTAAGCAATGCAATAAGAGCTGGGGAGGCGGTTTTCATTGCTTTATACTGGTAAATTCTATTTTTTTTAGATGCCAAAGATGTTGCAAAAATTGCTCAAAATCAATATTATCCTGTAAAAACCTGCACCGATAATAATAGGAGCCAGACCAAGTTAAGGTCTGGCCCGCAATGGATGGTGTTGGTATCAGGGTTATCACGCCCAATGTGCTAACCGTGTATTGTGTTATCGGCGTTTGAGTTACACCATTAACCTTTACAATCGGCGTCCCAATTGGCGAAAAAACAGGCTCAACAAATCCGCCGAAACTTCTTACCAATTGATAATTGGCCTGCCCATTAACGGTAACACCAAAAGACTGATCTATTACGGTAGCATCGTCGATATCGAAGTAAAGGAATGAATCAAAACTTCCGCCCCTGGCATTAAAGAATCCAGCGATGTCTTGCATTTCTGAGAATGATTGACCACTGCGCAAAAAATTATAACTCAAAGAAAACCGCCAAATAGGGTAGCTGTAATTTTGGGCTCTTAATTCTCTACCGTTTATTGATTTTTGAATGCGCGTACTCCAAACAGGGGTTTTTTTAATACCCCAATTTAAGCCTGGAAGTGTCGGGAAAATCGCATTGGACATATACAATTATCGTTTAAAATCACGCAAAGCACCCGATAATGCATCAGCAACAGATGTTTTATTATCTAAAAAGAACTTCTTAACCCCAGCCGAATCAACGGCAGACACATTTATATGTATTATTGGTTGCGCAGCAATTGATTCTTGATTGCTACCGCCTTTAGCCATATCCCGAATAACACCAGCCTGCGCAGCTGGTAATACCATTTCATTTTCATGCAGCTGGGTCATTGGATTGAGACCGGCGGGAATATCCCACCCACCCGCCGCGCTGGGTATACGGGTAACTGTCGTGGATGTGCTAGACCCGCCTCCACCCTTACCACCCATACCTAACACAAAGGCCAGCATTGCCGCGGCTGCGGCCAAAGCCAAGCCCGGCCCAATCACGGGGATCGCGGCTTGAGATGCGGCTGCGCCAGATGCCGCCTGCGATGCATTGGCTGTAACTACGCCGGTAGTTTCTGCCGCCTTTGTGCCTACAACCACCGATGAAGCGGCAGTCTGTTGCGCCACCTGAACACCAAACAGCATTTGATAAAGAGCCGATTCACGAATCACCCTCATGGCAGTCGCGGCAATAGGCTTGATCACCATCTCCTGCATAAAACTCGATTGAATAGATTTGAATATATTCATTAATCCTTGACGCAAAGTCAAAGACCTATTCATTATCCCCTCTACTACCTGCCCAAATGCTAATTCTAGCGTATTAAAAACATTTTCAGTGGGCTTGTTCTTTTCTGTCGCAATTCCATTTTGGATTTCAGCCAAGGCCATAATATGACGCTTCTCAGCCGCTTCTATTTCTCCATTAATCCGCTCTCTTTCAGCCGGATTGTTTGATGGGTCAGATTGTAATAAAAGAAGCCTTTCATCCAAAGCCGCCCTTATTATTTCAAATCGCCGATTTTCAAATCCGGCTTGCTGCTCCAAAAACTGCTCATTGGTTATATTCCCGCTCGCCAGAGAGGCCTGTGCATTTTTTTGCTCGAAATCAATATCCAGAAGTGCAGATGTTTGCCTTCTATTATTTCTCTCGAGTAATAATTTCTGCTCGTTATCAGCCTTTTTCGCCTCAATGCTAAGAGTCAGTTCCGCAACTTTTTTTCGAACGGAAAGCTCATCGTCACTCCCCGCCTTTACTGTTTTGAGCTTGCCCTTCCAAAAGGCCAGCTCAGCTTCGGACAAGTCTTTATAATGTTTCCCGCTCAAGATTGCCTGTTCTTGCAGCAGAAGTTTTTGCTCCTCAAATTCAACAGAGAATTCTTTAGACTTCGGCTTAGCAATGCTACCACCAGACCCCGCACCACCAGCTGCTACAGTCTGCGCCTTTGATACAACACCGCCACCGGTATCTAGTTGAACCATTGAAGCAGGAGCGCGCATACCCTGAGCCTGCTCATAGTTAGACCTCAGTTTCTCATCCTGCGCAGAATACTGATAGGCTCGCTCAGACTTGCGAAACCCCTCAAACGACTGGCGTTTAGCCGCCGCCACCTGCGCCGTCTCTGGCCCGTATGTCTTTGTCGCGTTATTTGCTCTAATAAATAAATCGGCGATTTCAGACTTAAATTTAACAACCAAACCAATCGCCGCGCCAATCGCCGTTCCTATGGCGATAAACGGCAGCGAAACAGCACCCAACGCACCAAGAGCAATTGAACCCAATGCGGTAAACGCTGGTATTGCCACAGCGACAATAACAGCGGTAACAACCCCAGCAAACACCTCAAGGTTATCGGTAACAAACTTTAATGCAGCCGTTAACCCCTTCATAAGACCTGTGGCCTTATTAAATGAATCAAGCGAGGCACTGACCTTGTCTTTGAAATTAGACCAAGCCCCTGCCGCCGTATTCATTTGAGCGGCAGATGCTCCAATTGAGCTACTACCCATCTCTTTAATCAAGGCAGACATTACATCGCGCCCCAACTTACCCTGCTCGCTTAATTTTTGCAGCTCAGCAGCTTGCTTACCAGTTACTTTTGTTAGCAATTCCCAAACAGGAACCCCCGCCTCAATCATCTGCAATATTTCTTGACCTTGCAACTTCTCCTTCGCCCAGGCTTGACCAAGTGCCAGGCTGATACGACTCATCGTCTCAAAGCCGCCGCCTAGCTTAGATGCTTGATCACTGATCGCCTGCATCGCTCCTGATGTAGGGTCAATGCCAAAGTTTTTGAGCATTAAAAAGGCTTTTGTGACGTCTGCAACTTCGAAGGGCGTATCAATTGCAAACTGC